AGTTCAAGGTTGGGCATTGGATTCTTTTCCAACTCGTCAAACATGCGCCACGTGCTCTGCTGTAGCAGGGGTTCTCCTCCGGTAATTCTTAATATTGTAAGAGTCTTACGAAGTTCGGGCCACCACTTCCAGAACGCCTTCACGTATGGATTGTCCTCTTCATCGTATACCTTGAACCAGTCAATATCATTGCGATGATTCTTAACCATATCATAGGGACCAAAGTCCCTAATCTCCTTGTGGTATGATGAACTGTGCTTGGGATGGCAGTAGCCGCACTTAAAGTTACACTCATTACCGAATGATATTTCTACATACTGCGGATTAACATCAGCCATAGGGTCTGCCTTAATTGCAGCAAATCTGTCCTTAGTATAGATACTCGCATTTCTTTCCTTCCTATCACTTATGTAATCCTTGCCCATGCATTCAATGTTCCAACAGTATTGGCATCCGCTGGGTTTCTCTCCGTTTATCATAGCCTGCCTCTCGGCTTTCTTTTGTGGTGTATTATGCAGTTGGCTAGGATTCTCTTCGAGTCCCTCCAGCGGAATCTTGTGTGGAGCAGGATGATAGCACGAATGCGTTTCTCCAGTCTGCAGGTATATTGTTGTGTGATGCCATTTTGCCATGCAGAAGGTTGGAGATATTTCATCCATCATGGGTTCAAAGCTCTGTATTCTTTCCTTATCCTTCATTGAACCTCTCCCTTAACCATTTAAAATCATTTATTCTGTATAGTGCTTCCGTATCGTTGCTGTGCTTCGCTCCATACTCTCTGCCTTCCTTGGCTCCTCTAATCGCATGCTCACCATGGGGTTTGTCTTCACCAACCGTGCACCATACATCCAATCTTTCCGCAGTTTCTGTATCATCCTGCCTGTCAATGGTTCTGCTTGACAGTTTCACGCATTCTCTAAACGCACTCTTCCAAGCAGTGAACGGATCCGTGTTGATTACCGTCGAATTTGCAACAGTATCCATTGGACGGAAACTGTCCGATATGCTGGTAGTCATGTCAGGCTTTGAAGTATCCATGTCTATGGTAAGTTGGCGTGGAAACAGTTTTACTCCACCATATCCATACTCCAAATCGTTGACAGGGTTCCTGCTGCGCCAAACATACACGCTCTTTCTCGCATTGAAGTCGTAGTATGGTATCTGCATGTCAAATTTAAAGTCCTCAACCACATCAGCATCCGCATCAACTATGTAGAACATTTCCGTGGTTGCTTGCTTGGCTGCTTCTATGTGTGCTTGGTGTATGCCCTTGACATCACGTGTCCACCGTGCGTATGGCACACGACCCAATAATTTTTTATAGTTTGCTTCGGCAAAATCTTCCTTGTAGGATATGAATGCAACATCATAGGGTTGAGGGTGGCTTGCAACTATGTCCATTTCCTTCTTGTTGGTAAAGAAACGATAGTCCCATTCTCTCTGTAAAACTTTTGCATTCTTGGGAAATAGGCAAACTCCATCATGATACTTGCCATTCTTGAACACGTGTATGTATTTGTCATCCCATTCCGGTATCTTGTAGCCCAAGTCAAAGTCTTCATTTAGGTTAAGATTGTCCCAAACTGCCCAGAAGTGCTTGGTTAGTGACTTTTCCGCTACCTTCCTAAATGTGTCACAGTGTTCAACCTTTTGTGCATTGGGAAATCTCTGCTTGAACTTGCTCCAAGCATCATCATCAATTGTTCCACCGCTAACAAGAAATACATCATACATAAGTTTGACTATAGTAGGTTGTGCCCATGTTGATTGCTTCGTTGTATAATTTTAGGGTATAGCGGCTCATTTGTGCATCAAGGTTAGGATAATCTATTCCCAATTGGTTGCGTATTTCGCTGCCTAGTCTTTTTACTTCCTGTTCCAACCCAAATCCATCCTCGTAGTCCTTGCACTGTTCGTTATACAGTTCTCGCAAACACTCAAAATCTCTTACCTGCACGTGATCCCAGTCAGTGCAGTTGGTAAGGTATGTTCCCAATCTCGCTCCGTATATTGCAAACAAACCATTCTCAACGTGGCTGCCCACTGTGCTCCACATTCTCAATCTATGCATGTTGTGCCACCATATACGCTTTTCAATTTCCTGTGGCGGAACTTTTAGTCCACCATCCAGCGTCATCTTGACTCCTTCTCGGAAACCCGCACGCCATGCCATGAATGGATTATAGTTTATGATTGTGTCACTATATGTCTTGGGAAAGTTTCTATATCCCGTTTCCCAACAAAAGTCTACCTGTGCTCTTTCACTGTCTGAATTTTCATGAGTCTTCATATTCTTTACGTGTTCGACATTCCACAGTTTCAATCCACCGTTGCCGTATCGCAAGCCATTAACGTTGTTGCGTCCGCACCAACTGTATGCCTGGATATCAGGATTATCCATGTCTATCTCAACATCAAAGAACTCTGGATACACAATGTTATCAGCATCAACGGTTAAAACCCAATCAGTTTCTGATTGTTCTGCTGCTGCCTTGTGGGCGTGATCCGATCCCTTTACTCCGTGTATGCGCTTGGCCCACGGAACCTTGTTGCATAGATCCGCATAGTTTTCCTCAGCATTTGGTTCGTCATAGCTCAGGAAGAATACGTCAAACTCGATTACTCTTTTCATCTTTCCTCAATCATGTAGTTCTTGAATAGGCGCCTTGTGTACACGCTAAAGAATCGGGGAATGTTTAGTTCCTTTAATTCTACCTTCTTGCCAACCAAGTCACCTACCTTAACGGTAAAGTTATCCGTGATAACATTAGGATCGTTATAATCCGTTACGGTAAAGTCCAATTCGGTTTCGCCATCCCAGAACATCTTGCGCCTTGCGATGTCAACGCCCTTTTTCTGCTTGTAGGTTCCACCATATTCCTCGCTTAGTTCAACAGTCATGGTATTTGTCTTGCTATTGTGTTCGAGGTAGATGTCTGGCTTCTTGATGTCCGAATACTTTCTTACAATTATTCTATGCAATACATCATCTATCTTGTATAGATCCTTGCGTTCAACTATCTCGAGTTCTCCCTGTTCAGGATCAATGAAACACTTGCTCATCTTGATTTCACCCGAAATTATTTTTTCAGCAGTGTCTGATTCCAATTGAATGGTACTCTTGTATTTTTTATCATTTACCGTGTGATTAGGACCAACAGCCAATACCTTACCTGTTTCAGGGTCAAACGCAGCATTATATACTATCGTTTCAGGCTCGTAGGTTTTAATCCACTCGTCAAAATCAGGAAGTTCTAATTGTTTTTCTTCCATGCTATTTCCTCCAATATGTTTACTGTTTCCAGCGTTACCTTTTCCTTGTTAACATAATGAACTATATCATTCTGTTCAAAGTTACCAAGTTTTAATTTACCTTTCTTATTAAAATAGAATCCTATGTGATCGTAGCAATCCTCAGCAGCATAGGGCCAATTCTGTATCATTCCCTTCATGTGTATCACCCTAGGAAACTCTAATGGATAGGCAATCTCATCAGTGATGTCCAATATCTTGCTTGCCAATGCGAATGCTTCATCCGTACCGACAATCTTTGGCTTGTATTCTGTAAGAAAATTGTTTGCATATAATTCAGGTTTCTTTATGATTTCTCTCTGCAGATTAAAAAATTCTCTTGCGGTGTGGCTATTTTTAACAAAAAATGTGTAAAAGGAATATAAATTAGGTAATTCGTTTGCAGTGAAACATTTTCTATAATAGTCACCAGTGACTTCTTCTCCCCTATAGGTATAGGATTTGTTGGCAATGTATAGTTCACTATTTTTAATAAAATATTCAGCCCAGTGACTATAATCTCTTAGGAACAACATGTCAGCATCCAAACATACTGTGGCATCCCATGGAGTAAGGACATCCATGTAGGATCTACCATCCCAATGTTCAGCACCATCCCATTCTATTATTTCATCAAACACCCAAGTTGAATTAAAGTTTTTAATTCTATTCTTGTCATTGATTACAAGTGCTACCTTGTCATATCCTTCCCTTTGTGTGTTCTTTATGCTTAGGGCAAGTGCATAAGCCAGTTTTGCATAATCAGTATCCTGTTTGTCGCTCACAACTATTAAATATCCAAACGTCATTGTGCCAACTCCATTAATTTGTCATAATTTCTCATTATGCTGAATTTATTCATTACATGAACATCCTTGTTTGCAACACTAGTTGCAACATAATTGTCACCATTGTTCTGTGCTATAAGGAATTTTAATTTACCGTCCTTTACATCAACCAGTATGTCTCTGTCGGCAGTTGAAAATATATCAGGAAGGGCATACTCATCAATATTTTGATAACCATTCATAATGTGTTTGGCTATGCTAAACGCTATATCATTTCTAAATAGGAGAGGATTGAATCTGTAAACATCACTATACATCTTGTATTTTGTTTTTATGTGCTCAACTAAATCAAAAAAAGTTTTTGTGTTTTCATTTTTTGTAAACATCACGGTTGTTGCCCACAGCATTTCTATTCCAGTTTCGGAAATATGAGTATCAAGATACCCGATTCTTTCCTTACCCTGTATGTCATTATATCTTGGACTTATCAATAAATCCTCATCAGCATCCCAGTAGTCGGAAAGATTGTTTGTTAGAGTAAGATAATCCGTGTCTATCATCAGCGTTCTTTCATAAGGAGTGTGATCCCAGACGCTAAATCTGTTGCCGTTAATGAAAGGAGCAGGAGTTCTATTGTTACCGTCAAAATAATTCTTTATCTTCGAACCTTCTGCTGGACGTTGAGTAATAATAATTTTATCAAAAGTATCACCCATTATTTTTTCTATACCTGATTCCTTCGCCCAATCAATCGTGGAAGGATCCGTTACAAGCGAAACAGGAACATCAAGATTTTTATTTGCTAGTTTAGCGGCTAGTATAGCCATGCGGACATAATCAATCTGGCGGTTGTTGTGAGCAAATAATACAATACCCTTGCTCATGCTAAACCTCCAAGAGAGTTTCTACGGATCTTGCCTTTTTAATTTTTTGATATTCCTCAAGATACTCGAAAGTAGCAGTAAAGTATCTATCAAATACTTCATCACGAAATGATTCTAAATTTTCAATCGATATTGGATTATCATTTACATCCAAAAGAACAACATTTTCCGTTCTTCCTTTGGCTATTAGCATTTCGACAAAATTTAGTAGGCTTCTGTCAATTTTAAATATTCCACCGTTAAAGCCATAGGTTAATTTTGCGTCTACCTTTTCCTTGAGTGTTTTTCTTTGAATGGCAAAGGACTGCCTATAATTGGCAAATTCAAGTGCCTTGTCCAATTGTTCCTGCATAATACCTCCTATTAATTATAGTAGCATATTATTTATCGAGGGTCTAGTGGGGTAGGAAAATTTTAGTTTGTAATTGCACCAACAGTGACCGTTGGTGTTGTTACTTCAAAGTTACCCGAGCCGGTTGGTTCCAAAACGCCCGAAGCCTTAACAGTTTGGACTGTGAGTGATATGGTTCCATCTACAGTGTCAGGACCATATCCACCTGGTTGTGTAGGTGATCCAGTTTGAGAATCGCCACCTAATGGAAAGTGGTTATCGTTCCAATATACAGTGAATCTTAATTTTCTGCTGGATCCTGTACTGTTATTTGATACAACAGGACTATCATTGGTTTGCACTGTGATATTCCATTCATTCAATGCATAGGGGCTGGATGCTGTTACAGAGCTCCAAGTGTCTGCCGTGTTCCTTGCCCTAAACCAATTCTGTCCATTGCTCGGAGACGTTCCTGTTCCTGGAGTGATTCCTGAAAATATTCTAGTACCTGCTGTGCTTAACAAATTGGTCCACGAAGTATTCTGTGCTGTTGTGCTTCCGCCTGTTCTTGAACTTGTAAATTGAAGTGAACTTCCTGTGTTAAAAAAATGTCTTGCCTCTTCGCTGGTTGGCCATTCTACATCTACCTGACAACTTAATTGTGGAGTGGATCCAACTGGTGCTGAAGAACCCCATGCACTAGAAAAATTTTGTGTTCCATGATTGACAGAAACACGCTGACCATTTACTGCAAGAGATTGCCTATTTGTGTTTATGCTGTTAGCAATAGATAACCAATAGTTTACTGGTGCTGCGTTTGGAGGTGATGCATCATATCTTACCTTGCCGCCAATTGTTTGTGCGTCAACATCAGGTGGTAATGTATTATAAAGATGCTTGTATGCATTTACAATATCAAATCTCAAGGCAGCGTATTCATTTACTGTAACAGAATCGGAAATTGTAACAGGTGCACTGAGCACTGGCTGCCCGTAACCAAATGTTCCAGACCCAACACCTAAGACATTTTCCACTATTGCTTGAATAGCGTTATAGTCATCTTTATCAATTTTTTGGTTAACACCTGCCATATTTTACCTCACAAGTATTTATCGGTACTTTATTAAGTGAGACTAATTGCTGACATAGAGTAACTATTTGGTCCTGCAACCGTGAACGGATCACCAGTTGGCTGTAGTGTTCCTGTTGCTTTTAGTTCTTCTGCTACCATTGTAAGCGTTCCATCAACCAAATCTCCTGGTGGTGGAGCACCCAAATCAACATAACTGTCACTCAGTTCAATCTTAATAGTAACCTGCTGTGCTGTGCCTGCACTGTTGTCGGCAACGTCACACTTTGCTCTTAATTGGTATAAGTTAGCACTATAGGGCGTGCTGGCAGCCCTAGAAAAATAAGTTTGGTATGTGTTTGTGAGAGTATAATACCCATTGGCAGCAATTAAATCGCCAACAAAATCCTGTTCTCCTACAGTTGCTAGTAGATTTGTCCAAGCATTGGCTTGTGAACTTGTACCACCAGTAAGTGTTGAACTAATTCTTATGGCTCCGCCTGAATTGAAGAAGTATCTGCCTTCATCGGCATCTGCAAAATTGACTGTTAGTTCTGCTGATGCATTCGTATTCCAATTAGAACTCGTAGTCTTTGTGTCTATTGCTGAAATAGCAAACTGTCCTGTTGATACATCAAATCTATTATTCCTTAGCACGTCGCCAAAATAGTCATAATTTTTATAGGCGCCACTAGCATCATCAGTAATTGTGTCCTGTGTGCTTACGGTAATGGCACTGGGAATATTACCCGTTTGGTGTATGTAGGTATTTACAATGTCATACCTTACGGCATCCCATTGTGTCTTTTGAATTATTGTTCCTGATGTTGTTGGTGAGCTATAAACTGTTTGCCCATAACCAAAAGTAGTTGCGCCCGGACCTAACACATCAGTAACTTTTTGCCTGATTGTGTTTATGTCACTGGCTTTGATATCTGCCATTATAGTACTACCACTTCAATCTTTTTAACTGCTTCTACGTTGCTTGATTCTAAGGCAATTCCAAACACATCCGCTGAACTTTTAGAAACTCTTGCGTGTCCATTTTCTGTTGCCACAAGCCTATCGCCCTTGTTTACTTTTCCTATCACAAAAGCCTGCAGTCTTCCCTTAAGGGCAATAAATTGTCCGCCTGCAAGATGTGCATTCATCATGTATGCTGGTTGTTGTGAAACAACTCCAAGTGCTCTATCACCTTCCTTGGACATTGTAACTTCCTGGGCGCCGCCAACCGACACAACCGTGCCCGGTTCATAATTTTTATCTGTTAGATATTTTTCTGCCAAGTCAGCATATCTTGCGGATGTTGCTGTTCCTTCAAATAGAACGGCTTCCAAATTTCCTGAACTGTCTCTTGCTGCTATGGTGCTTGCAACAGGATCAGTATCTGCAACTCTGTATGTTCCGTCAACATTTAAGGCGTCTGCTTCATCAGCAGTTCCCACAAATTGATTTGCAGTAATATCTCCATTAGAATCTCTGATTGGTATGCTAGGGGCTAATGGACTTGGAACCGTAATTGACGGTGGAATATTGTTAAGATTATTAGAATTTGATGCCGTTCCAGTAACGTTACCGCTCACGTTTCCAATTAGTGTTCCCTTGAGTGTTGCACCTGTATAGCCTATTTCTTTTGTGGTTGCATCAATCATTACCTGGGTATCTACTGCTAATACATTTCCTGTTACATTACCCGTTACGTTACCTGTTACATTACCCGTTACATTAGAGATGACGTTTTGTGCATGTACATCCTTCCATTTATAACTGGCTTCTCCTAAATCAAAATTTCCACCTGTGCCTGGACGCAATGAACTAAGTGTAACCTGTGCAGTCTTGTAATCAATACCGCCATCAGTAATAACCAAGTCCAAAGGATTTCCTAGTAGACTGTTTATTCTAGGCTCATCAGCACTGTTAATAAAAATGTGTAGGTCTCTTTGATCCCCAATTTTTAAACCAGGATCGTCATAGAATACTGTGCTTGAAAATTCAACGGTACCCTTTGTGATATAGTCACTGGCTAGCAATCCTCCAAGCCTTAAAGAGTTGGATGATGTTCCCCAATAAACGTAATCATCTGCGCTTATACCGTTTGAATCTGTATTTGCAAGTGTAAGTCCTTTCTTAATATTAGTAAAATCATCGATAGGATTTACAGAACTGTTAAGAGCGAATGCTGTTTGTGAAGCAATTGCTACAGTCTTGCCACCTGCTAATACTTTTAGAATTGAATGGTTAGCATTTCCAGTGTCCTTGACAACTTGTGCCACGACACCACTCACTCCAAGATCCGGTGATGCTTCTGGACCTATGAGAACAAATGCTCCTCCGTCCCAAGCATACATCTGCTTGGCTGAAGTATCCCACCAAAAATCTCCTATGCCTAAACCACCTGGTGCGGTTGCACTAGTTTCTGCTCCGGATGCCGCCTTAAATTTTGCGCCATCATAAAATTTTAATTTTTTGTTGCCACTATCATACCAAATCTGTCCTTCTACTGCCTTGGGTGGTGCAGTAGTATTGGCAAAATTTTCAAGAAGATGTAGAAAATTTTCATTCTGAACTTCACCATATCCAGCATAGTTTTTACCAACAAATCTTAAATCAGTGGTCGTGTCAATAGTTCCATCCGCTACGGATGTTAAAAAAGTTCCATTAAATTTATCTACTTGGTATGCCATTGTGCTTTTTTCCTAGTTCACTTGTATTTATCGTTTTACTTCATCAGCATTAAACACGCCCAATTGCGTTCAGACGCCGAAATGCTTACTGAATGCTCATTTATTAGCGAAAATTCTATGCCTTCACCTCTATTTAGAGTAACTTCAGCACCGCTGATAATAATCTTATTATTTTCAGTCAAACTGTATGCTAAAATAGTTCCTGATGCTTTTGCATCCTGCCATGCATTCATTGTGTCTAAAAATCCTGTATTTGCAGGAAAACTCAAAAACCATCCTATTACACTCTTATCTATATCACTCGAAGTAAAGCAGGACTTAAAATTAGCCCTCTGATCTCTGGACCAATCCTTCCATTTTGAAAACTTGTATACACTTAATTTGTCAAATTTATTTGCTCCTAATCTAGTGCTGTTTTCTTTAAATGTCACAGCAGACTTTAGATTGTCCAATGCTGTTAAATTTTCCGAACTTAATGTTTCTTTTTGTGTATACATAATTTCCTACTCGTAAAGATATACCAATGAATATCTTTTGTTGTTAACAGGAGCAACACTGTGTACTGGTCCTATGCCATCAATGCAGATTCCCTTGCCCATTGAGTCCTGTATAAATTGATTATCATCATCTATAGCAACACCATCATTTCCATCCTGTAAGGAAATAACAAGATTTTTCCTATAATAATCAAAATCTCTGTGTTTTCCTAGGTAATCACCTATGTTGTATCTATTTATTGCTATCTCTGCTAGCCTATGTTCTTCAAAGTGTGGGGCTATTGATTTTAAAAATTCCACAACGTGTTCGGGCATCTGAGAATGCCCACAGAAATCATAAGCACAGGATGAATTGTCTATCTGTCTTGGAGGAGTTAATTTTGATCGTCTTATCCATCTTGGTTCTTCAAGGCTTTCTGCATATCCTCTAGCCTTGATAGCAGTGTCCTTATCCAAGTAGTTAGATATCACGTATGTCATCACCATACTCCTGTATCGCACCTTCATATTTTTCTGCAATCTCAGCGTCAATGTCTTCGGTGCTCTTATATTCAACCTGAGAATTAGACTTGAAATATTCTTTTCTAATACCATTGGCACGTCTTACTTCAGAGATAAAATCATTCATCTCTTTTAAATCTTCGCATGCTATTGCATTAGCATCTGCAACTTTTTCTAAAACACCTCCTAGTATGCTTAACTGTATTTCCAACGGATACTTGTCTATGATTCTATTTCTAGCAAGTGTGTTTAATCCGTCCTCAGTCATGAGAGGTTTTTCGTTTATATCATAAATTTCGTAAGTGTCATAATCGCCTCTGACATTTTCATTATCAAAGTCAATTTCAATTTCTCGATATAGATACAAATCATGATTAAGCAATGAAACATCATCAACCATTCCAAGAACGGTTGTAAACTTTTTGTTCAATTTATTGAATTGTGCTAGTGCTGGTTGCCTATTCATATCCATATTTATCCTATATTACTCCATGACCCATTTGACTGTTTTTGTACCACTCTTCTGTATCTATCTGAAATACTAACACTACCACCGTTTGAGTTAGCAGGTCTTGTATAACTTCTTTCTTCCCAAAATGCAACCTTGGTTCCGGTAGGATATCCAGCATATGTTGCCTGAACGTTTGATAATGTTGTGGCACCTGCCCATAAAATACTGCTACCCGAAACTGCTGCATCAACATACTGCTTAGTTGCTGCATGTAAATTTGCTGTTGGGTTTGCAGATAATGTTAATCTGCCTGTCATTGTTCCACCGGACTTAGGAACAGCATTTGGGTCCGTTGCTGTGATTGTAATGTTACCACTGTTATTAAACACAACACCATTTATGGTTCTGCTACCACTTAGTAGATTAGCAGTTGTTGCTGTGGTTGCATTACCAGAAAGTGTTGCTGTTATCGTTCCAGCAGCAAAATTTCCACTAGAGTCTCTTACCACTACCTTCGATGCGGTATTTGCTGAATCAGCATCCACTGCCCATGTTCGTGTAGATAATCCATCGTAGTTGTTACCTGTGATGTAATTACCAGGGATTAGTTCTGATAGACTAGGTGCTCCCCACTGAACTGTTGTTCCGGTGGATTTCAAAACTTGATTGGCTGCTCCGATAGGAAGCAACGAAGTTGCGCCAGACGCAGTCTGGTAAGCAATCGAGCCTGCGGCTCCGCCCGCGATATTTGTAGCGGTTGTTGCAAGGGTGGCTGTATCAGCATTTCCTACTAGATCACCATTGAATGTATTTGCGTGAACATTATCAAATTTTCTGGCACTCTTACCTAGGTCCACATCCTGATCAACGTTTGGAATGATTGCACCCTTGACGCCATAGCCTGCTGCAACTGAAACATCTGGAGAAATTAAATCCACCACCGATGTGTCCGTTCCATCATCCGCAACCAGTCTCATTAAACGAGCTGATGTAGTTGTTGATCCACTACCGCTTGCTGCAATTGTGTGATTGCTGCTTACTGTTATTGTTCCATTAACATCTAGTTTATTAAGAACCCCAACGCTTTCCAACTGTGAACTAACAATGTTTGCTGCCAATGCTGTGTCAGTAAGCGTTCTTGCACTTGCTGTTATGGTAATATCACTCTGTCCATCAAATGGTACACCGTTTATGTCTCGGGCAGTTCTTAATTTTGTTGCACTAAACGCATTTCCAGTCAGCGTCTGTCCAACGAATCTATTCGCTTCCACCACATCAAATCTACTCGTACCTGAATTGGCTGTAACGTTACCCGTTACGTCTCCAGTTAGGTTTGCTGTTATTGTGCCTGCTGAAAAATCACCACCACTGTCTCTTACGACTATCTTACCAATTTGGTTTGCAGATGATGCATCAATTGACCATTCTACTGTAGAACTACCGTCAAAGTCATTACCGATGATATAGTCACCTGCTTGATGATAGTTTGTGGTGCTTGATTTAATTGTGATATCTCGTGTTCCATCAAATCCAACACCGTTAATTAATCTTATGTTATCAAGTGCCGTTGCCGTTGATGCATTACCTCTTAGGTTACCATTAACAAAAACACTAGAGTTTAATGTAATGCCAGCATCAAGCGTGCTGAAACCGGCAATTGAATTGCTTGTGTTAATGGTAAACGGATTGGATGAAACTATTCCGATTACTATGTCAGAAACTGTTATTAGGATTACGGGGTACTCGGTTCCCGTATCGGCAAAAAGCGTGGTGCTTCTTGCTCTGGTAAGTCCGAAACCTTCTGCCGTTTCCGGACCTATGAACACCCAACTGGATCCATTCCATGTATGGAGTGTGTTTGCTCCACTCTTGAACCAAAAGGCTCCAACTGGAGGATTTTCCGGAGGGCTCGTTGATATGGCTGCTGATCCAACTTCAACCCACTTGTCTCCATCATAGGCCTTGAGCACATTGGAATTCGTATCAAACCATAATTGTCCACTTATTGGTGTGGTTGGAGCAGTCGTATTTGCAAAATTTTCTAAAAGGAATAGGAAATTTTCATTCTGGATTTCGCCATAGCCAATGTAGTTTCTTCCTACAAGCGTGAGGCTTGATGTTGTATCAATGGTAGAATCCTGTAGCGTGGTAAACGCCGTTCCATCACTCCTATTAATTACGTATGCCATATTGCGCTCCTAATCATCCTATGGTAGTGCCACTTCAGAAACAAAAGTCCAGGCACCGGCTGCCAACTGGAATGTCTTGATGACCCTTACTGTGGTAATCGTTGGTGCCGGTAGTGATGCCGTGCTGAACGCAAGATTGGTTAAACCAAAGGCTGAACCTCCTGCGGTTGCATTGAACTCAACCGTTGTTTCACTTCTTAGTGGGTTAATTTCTAAACTGGTTGTTGAATTTGATAGTACCGTACAGAGTATTCTTGCCTGTGTACCGTTTCTATATTCTGCAACTGGTGCGAGTTGTGCCAGTATCGTTCCCGCTATGTAACTGTTCGGTTTACCATCAGTTAGATCCATTGAAAATGCTAAATTTCTAGTTTCTACGGTTTCATCAACATATTCCTTACTTGCGGCATCCTGTGCATCGGTAGGATCAGCCAGTCCCGTAATCTTGGGCGATCCTACCAGTGCAACATTTCCCGTACCGTCTGGTGCTATTTCTAGATCACTGTTGGATATCAGTGTGGTAATCCTAGGTAGTCCACTACCACTGTCAGTTTCTAGTTTGAAATCCGCAGTTGGAGGTGCGTTACCAATGTTAACAACGTTCTGTGTACCAAAGGACGTAACTCCTGGAATGCTTGTGATTCCTGCTCCTAAACTTGTTCCATCCAATACTGTAACACCATCAATCTTAAACGCTTTTCCTGTAGCAAGGTTGATGTGCTCCGATGATGTCCATGCCTGTGCGGCAAGAGTTGGCGTTCTTGCTGATGATGCTAATCCTGCTTTTGACCAGAGGAGCACATGATCAATGTTTCCTGCGGGTCCTTTCAACACAATTCCGCCACCATCTGCAACATCGTCCGAGTTAGTTGCTGTGTCTCCCGTATTTGCTAATTCTATCTGTTTGTTTTCTACAACTAAATTTTGTGTATTAAGGCTTAGGATGTCTCCATCTTCAATCGTTAACTGTCCTCTGATCGTGGTATTACCCTTGATCTCAACGTCGCCGCCGAATACCGACTCACTGTCTGAAAAACTTTCGTAGAAACTTAATTTTCTATCTTCGGAATCAACCTTGAATGCTTCTTCTTGAACGATACCCTTTCTTACACTTATGCTTATTGACTTACCGGATGCTGTGTTTGAAAAGAACAAGTTACCATTGGAGTCAACCGTTAGGTTACCTTGGTCACCTGCTCCGAAAACCATTCCTAAATCTGAATTAATTCTTATTTGCCCAGCAAACTGATTCGATGTGTCTCGTCTTGCATAGGTAGTTGCATCAATTGCTCCTAACTTTTCTGAGTTAGTTGCTGTAACGTCAAACTTCATGCCAGCAAGATCACCTTGATTAAAACCTGGTTCTATGCTACCTGTGTATCCTTCAATTGCGTTTTTAGGTGTAAATGAATCTTTTGAAAAAATTCCAAGCAGTATTCCGTTGTTGTGTAAAGTTGTAATCACTCGAGTTTGGTTTAGAGAATCAAGTATGCTTAAAACGGTAAACCCGCTCAATCCTTGCAATTCAGAATAGTCGGGTCCTAAAAGAATAGTATCACTGCCATCAAAGAAATATAATTGTTTTTGTGTGTCGTTAAACCATAAGTCACCAACACCTAGTGTTGTAGGTTGCGTGTTTGAAATTGTTGCAGAACTTACTGGCACAAATGCCGTTCCACTATAAACTTTTAATTTATTTTCAGTTCCATCAAACCAAATTTGACCCTTGATAGGATTTGTAGGTTGGGTAGTATTTGAAAAGTTTTCAAGCAACTTAATAAAGTTTTCATTAAGTGCTTCACCAAATCCGCTATAGTTTTTACCAATCAGAGTAAGATCAGTAGAAAGGGTATCTATTTGACCATCTGCTACGGTTGCTACAATCGTTCCGTCTGTTTTGTTAACTTGATATGCCATTACCTATTCCTATGTCGTTGTAAATGCAGGCGGACCTGATCTAATAATATAATTTATTGTTAAGTATGGATTCATAATACCAACAGGAGAACCTAGAGTTGTTCCTGTAGGAACCTTGATTCCACCTGTGTCTGGCAGATACTGCGCTTCACCTGGGTTGTTAGGTCCTCTTCCTGACACTGAACTAACCGTTGGAGCAGTGTCTACTCTCACTCCATAAAACTGTTCTCCGTCTGCTACGAGATTGTGAGAATGTTCTGGAAGATTAGTAAGATTAAGATTAACAGAACTTGCTCCACTCGAAGCCGCTAGTGTTTCTGGTTCAGTTCCTGATATTCTTGACGGAACCGGTGAACCACCACCATTATCAACAAACCCTCCTACATCGTTTGGTACGGTAATGTTGTTGTCCATGTTGTGTCTACCCAGGGCAAATCTACCTCTTAGATCAGGAACACGGAAAGTTTTACCTACAGCACCATTTAGTGCTGCAGATCCATTATACGTGGTTCCTATGATATCATACAATTGTCTAAATTTAGCAATTTCAACTTCACCGCCATCACACAATAAAAATCCGTATGGTACATTTGGTCCTGCAAATGGTAGAATTGCTCCTAGTGGTATTCCTAGATCACCCACAAAAGTATCTCTAGTCTGTCTCAATAGTCCTGTTGATGTGCTCGCAGGTAATGGATTTGCTCTGTAAACAAGGATTTGGTCTTCCTGTCCTGATACGTTAGGTAAAGGTTGATCCTTACTGGTAATAATGTTTGCGGTCAACTGTGTATTAAATGTTTTTGCATCACCAATACCATCAAAGGTAAATCCACTCGAAACAACATCGCCTGCCATTGAAAAATTAGTCACATTCTTTAGGTTTGTTGCCGTGTTTGCATTACCTGTAATATTACCACT